ACCAGGCGCCACGTGCTCCTGACACTTGGCAACCGGGCCGACGAGAAGGGCTACCTGTTCCCCAGCGTGGCCTGGATCTGCTCGCGCACCGGACTGTCCAGACGCACCGTCCAGCGGCAACTGGCATCCATCGGTGAGGCAGGCCTGATGATCCGCGACATGAGGGCCAATGACCAGGGGGTGAGAACCTCGGACGGCATGCAGCTGGCCATGGAGCAGCCAGGCCTTTTTGTAGGACAAAGGGGGGGCGCCATGGTGACGCCCCCCCGTGCCACCATGACGCGGGGGGGGCGCCACAGTGACGCGGGGGGGGGCGCCACAGTGACACCGTATACCCAAGAAGTAAAACAAGAAGAAAGTAAAGCACGGGGCGAGGCCCCGTACATCCCTCCGGACTGGATGCCGATAGAGGCTTGGGAAGCCTGGCTTGACGTCAGGCGGAAGAAGAAAGTACCCAACACCCCCAGAGCGATGCAGATCGCCACCACCAAGCTGGCCGACCTGAAAGCCGAGGGGTACCCACCCGAGAAGGTTCTGGACTGCGCGATCGAAAAAGGGTGGCGTGGAATCTACAAGCCGACCGAGTTATCCACAGGCGGGAATGGCCACGCAGGCCAGCACCGGTGGTGGGAGAGCGACAGCGCGATGGAGGCCATGGCCAAGCAGCACGGGGTGAGCACGCTGGGCAAGACCCGGTGGCAGCTCAAGGCAGCGATCGAGGAAAAGCTGAATAGCGGGAGGGCGCATTGATGGCAAAGAGCAAACGATCACCGGCAACCAGATGCCTCGGGATGGGGTACGGAGCAAGGCCGATATTGGAGAGGATGCTATGAGCGGAGCAAGTGACCCGAGAACAGATGCTGTCTTGGCTAAAGTGGATGGCGACGTGCAAGCCATTATCTCAAGCCCTGAAATAGCTCGGTCTTATGTGATTGACAAGATCAGACGCGAACGCGAGAACGCCGCCCTGACTGCCGAAGTCTCCCGCCTGACCGAGAACCAGCGGCTACAGGACTCCGCTACCGCTGCGGTGATGGAGCGGGCAGAGAAGTCGGAAGCGCGGGTGGCGGAACTGGAGAGGGATGTGGGGAGGCTGGATTCTGCTGATAAGAATTTACCTTCTGGTGTCAGAAGGCAAGACGTTTGCATGTGGAACGAAGATAGCGAAGGGGCATGGGATACGTCCTGCGGGCGGTCTTGGCAATTTACTGAGGACGGCCCAGCAGAGAATCAGGCCCATTTTTGCCACCACTGCGGAGGGGTGTTGTTGGCAACCAAGTATTCCGACGAAATTGAAGATGACGATGACGCCATAGACGCGGCAAGGGGGACGGAATGAACAGGGAGCAGATAAAGAAATGGAGGGATGATCCGTATGGGGCGACAGGCAAGTATGGAATGACAAGAGCCGATTTTAAACAACTCTGCGACCTAGCCCTGCGCGGCCTCGAAGCGGGCGAGCCGGTGGCGACAATACAGGGCAGTGACCCATACGACGAGAGATCAGGGTTACGTCTATCACTACAGGACATCGCACTACTTGAAGGCTTGCCAAAGGGCACAAAGCTCTACGCACCCGCGCCGTCCGGCATGGTGGCGGTGCCGATTAAGTTTTTGCGCAAGGTATTCATGTTTTTAAAGCAGGACTGCACACCGTGTGCGGCCACAGATTGCCAGATTGACGGCAAGAATCTGAATGTGGACGCTTTGGCTGATGAACTGCAAGCCCTGCTCTCCGCCGATCCGGAGGTGAAGCCGTGAGCGAATGCGAAATCTGCGGGCAAGAAAACGGGCATCACATTCAATGCCCCGACTATTACTCATCTTGCGTTGAGCAGCAAAACTCCGAACTCGCCGCCCTGCGCACCGAGAATGCAGAGTTACATCGGCTGCTGACCGAGGCGCAAGAAGCCGTGATTTTGTCCGACGCTGCGCTAATACCGCTGCGCACCAAGCTGGAGGGGTGTGAGCGACACTTAACAGATGCCGTAGCGGGCATTGCGCGCTTTCACGCTGACAAACTGGAAGCTGAGCGCAAGCTGACAGATGCCGAGCAAGAACGGGAAGAATACCGAGCCGACAGCATACGGCTGCTGAAAGAAAAAATGGACTTGTGGGAAATAGTCCACTTCCCCGGTGGTATTGAAGCGCAGAAGGCACAGGCCCGAGCCGAGGGGCTGGAGGAAGCGGCGAAGGTGTGCGCAGAGAACGGATCGGGGCGGGACAGTGGCGGATATTTTGCCGAGATCATCCGCGCCAAGATGAAGGAGGGCAAGCCGTGAGCATAATCGGGTTCATTTTTCTTTGGGCGACGGCAGTGGTTCTAGTGTTGTCGGCCCTTATTTGGGAGATATTCGGTGACTGACCTAGACAAGATCAAGGCGTGCGCGAGGGCGATGGGGTTACGCCATTGGCCCCACTACAGGATAAAAGACTGCATTGAGGTTTCGGACGATGGAACAGGTCGGTGCGCTTATATCTATAACCCGCTTGATGACTCCGCCCAAGCCGACGCGCTGGAAGGGTGGCTGCTGGAGAGGGGGCGCTACACGATGTATTCAAACGGATTCACCTTTTTCCCTGCGTATTGGGCGGCAGCGGAATTTGAGTTCAACGCCGACATGACCCTTGCCGAGAACCGCCGCCGTGCTCGCGTGGAGTGCGTGGCTAAGATGATGGAGGGGGAGCATGGAAACTGAAACGATTGATCGGTTGTTCTTGGAGTTGTCGCAAGTTACGAAGGCAACGACAGCCAAGGAATTTAATCTGCAAGTGCGGATGCAAATGCTTTGTGAGGCGGTGAAGCCCTTTGCTGATCTGGTGACGGAGACTTCTGGAAGAATCCCGCACGAACGGTTGAGCGCGGCTAATTGGCACTCTCTGACTAAGGCTTACTCACTGGCAAAGGGGGCCAGCCATGACTGACCTGAAAGCCCTGCGCAGGGAGATAGCGGAGAAGGTGATAGGGAAGGGACTTCTTTCCGGACACGCCAACCTGAGCGCCCTCGAAGCCGCCCTGTCTCAGTACGCCGAAGCGTGCCTGGGGGAGCCGTCAGAGGGGATGGTCGAGCAGATGGGCGGCGAGATTGTTGATCTGTATCACGCAGATGATCCATCCTATCGGCCTCGTGTCGTATGGACCGCCATGGCCGCGCAGCGGCTGAAGGAGATTAAGTGAGCTACATGTGGACTCCTCCCTCCCAAGTGAAAGACTTCGCCAAGGCCCTCATCCGCCTGAAGCTCCTCCCGAAGAAATATGGAACGTGGCGGAGTTTCTTCGCGGACCACGGAGCAAGCCAAGTCTCCATCCGTTACCACAAGGAACGCCTTACCTTCGTAACGGTGGAGGAATTATATACCCACTTCCGCAGTAGGATGGAAGAGGAACTACGGGAAAAGAAATAAAACTTATTGAACTTTACGCCGGCACGGTTGTCCAACACATTCGCGGAGGGGAAAATGTACTTGCAAACTATAATCATCGGTAGTATGTCCATCGGGCCGATAGAGAGGGGGCTACGGAGAGTTCGGGAGGAAATGCAACGACCCCCGAGTTACGCTTGGTGCTGCCCCGCATGCGGGGAGATCTGGGCGCGGAGTGTAATCTTCGACGAAACGGGGAGGCAAGTCCCCTTCCAGTTCCTCACTCATCCTTGTGACGAGCACCGGGATCATCTCCTCGGCTGGCTCGTCCCCGGTTCTATCCTCCTCCCCATGGAGGCGGAATTCAACGACGCCCTTCCGCTAGCAGTATGGCAAAGGGAGTTCCAATTGCACGATCGTTTTATAAGGAAGAATCAAAATGGCTAACCTCGCAGGACCGAAGATCTTACTGATTGGCCCGAGTGGTACAGGGAAGACGCATTCCCTGGGGACACTTGTAGAGTGGGCACTCGCGAACAAGATGAATGTCGCGGCACTCTTCACCGAGAGTGGGGTAGAGACCCTTCTCGGATACTGGAAAGACAGGGGGAAGGAAGTGCCCCCGAATCTCTTCTACCACTCCACCCTCACGAAGTCCCTCGGCATCAAGGACCTCATGACGGCAGCCGACAACGTGGGGAAGATGTCCTACGAGGCCCTTACCAAGATGAGCGACCCGAACCGGGGAGCGAACAATGCTTTCTATAAGATCCTCTCTGCCTGCGCGAACTTCACTGACGACCGGACTGCAAAGGTAATCGGCCCGATCGAGTCCCTCGACACGGGCTGGATATTCGTGATGGATTCCCTCACTGAACTCGCCACCGCGTGCATGAAGATGGTGATTGGGAATAAGCCCACCGCGTCGATGCCTGACTACATGGTGGCGCAGAATAATCTGATGAATTTCCTCCGGTTGATAACCCAGGGCCTCCAGTGCACCGTCGCTATGACCGGGCATGTATCGCGGGAGAAGGATGAAATCACCGGCGGGACAAAGATCTCGGTGCAATCTATCGGCAGCGCGTTGTCTCCGCAAATACCTCCCCTGTTCTCCGAAGTCATCATGACCGTAAGGGAGGGGGATAAATTCTACTGGGACACAGCCGCCTTTGGCGCGGACCTGAAGACCCGCTCCCTCGGCTATCGGTCGAAGCTTGATCCCAATTTCGCCCAGATCATGGATGTGTGGAAGAAGAGAGGGGAACAGAAATGAGCAAGAAATCCTCCACCACGTTGACGCTGAGTGTCCGGCTCCGCCTTCCCCCAGGGGCGAAGAGGCAGGATGCAATCGACTTCCTCCGCGAAGCTATGGTTGAACGCCGGGCAGGACTTCTCACCGCGCGTCCTATGGCTTCAATCGAGATGAACGAAGTCATCATCAAAGTCCTCAACTCCTCCACTACGTACTACTAAAAATTTCCCCGTCGGCGTGGCCGGGATTAGCCACCCACTTTACCAAGGAGTATCACCATGAGTATGTTTGACCCGAACTCGTTCCTCGACGCCCAGACTACCGAGGTTAATGAGAAACGACCACTGTTGCCTACGGAGAATCCCACGACCAGTGACGGTCTCTACGTCGCGACCATCGGGGAAATCCCCGCTCCGAAGTCCGGGACCATCTCGAAGGGAGACAACGCGGGCAAGCCCTGGGTTATGATGATGGCCCCGTTGAAGATCGAAGTGCCGGCTGAGTTGCAAGCCCTCGGCATTCCAAAGACCGTCACCATCAACTACACCGCATTCCTCGACCTGACGGCGGAGGGTAACCTCGACAACTCGAAGGGGAAGAACAATGCCCAGCGCGTACTGCGTGAAGCCGCGGGCATGAATGTCCCCGGACAGCCGTTCTCGTGGCGGATGCTGACCGGACGCCCGGTGAAGGTGAAGGTGAAGCACAAGTCGCTGAATGACACTTTCGTCGAGGACGTTGGTGGGATACTTCCAGCATGAACGCGCCCCTTCTGCAGGTTGGCGGTAATATGTCAAAGGATACGTCCAAGAATATGGGAGACCTTATTACAACCATATTCAAGACTGGGCGTCAAACGGGCATGGATCAAGAAACAATACGTCTTGCCCTGACGAGTGCCTTTTCCAGTCTAGAAGTTACAAACACAACAGTAAGTGGTTGTGTACTGACGGGCGAAAAGAGCTGTTAATGTAACCTAACCCGGAGGGCTTCGGCCCTCCACCTTCGGGAGTACTGAATGAAAACAATCCCCCTTTCCAGTATCAAAATTCGCGAGAATCGCCAACGTAGGGAGTTTAAAGAAGATGAACTACGCCAACTTGCTGAATCAATATCCACGCACGGACTCTTCCATCCAATCACACTCTCAGTGGAACCAGATGGTCACTACCTTGTTAGTGGCGAGCGAAGACTCCGCGCTATTACTGACCTACACTCCCTCGGAACGCAGTTCCGATACGACGGGCTTGACATTCCAACGGGTGAAGTCCCCTTCGCTACCCTAGGCGACCTCGGGGAACTCGAGCGGGAAGAGGCTGAACTTGAAGAGAATGTTCGGCGGGTTGACCTGAACTGGAAAGATCGCGCGGCCGCTACCGCTCGCCTGCAGTCCCTTCGCCAACGTCAGGCAAACCGAGGAGATCGTGATGCCCCGACTACTGCTTCCCTCGCCGTGGAGACTCGCGGGTCATCCTCCGGCTCCACGCATGAGGCTACCCGCAGGGAGCTCATTGTTGCGCAGCACCTTAAGAACCCTGAGGTTGCGGGAGCCAAGACCCTTGACGAAGCTTTCAAAGCCGTCAAGCGAACGGAAGAGAGATCGAAGAATGAAGCCCTGGCACTTCGAGTCGGCACCACCTTTACCGCTGACGTGCACAAAGCAATCAACGGAGATTCCTGCGAATGGCTTAAACAATCCTCTGCAGAGCGCTTCGACGTTATCCTCACTGACCCTCCCTATGGAATGGGAGCGGATTCCTTTGGGGATTCGGGAGGCATGGCAGCCGGAGCCCACGGGTATGAAGATTCCCGACAATACTTCGAATCCCTCATGTCCGACTTCTGCGTCCACTCTTTCCGAGTGGCGAAACCGCAGGCTCATGCATATGTGTTCTGCGATATCGACAATTTTTTCGACCTCAGACTCTGGATGTCCGAAGCCGGCTGGGACGTATTCCGCACCCCCCTCATCTGGCACAAGCCAAACGGAATGCGAGCACCCTGGCCAGAGGGTGGCCCCTTCCGCCGGTACGAGATCTGCCTCTTCGCCTCCAAGGGAAAGCGCCCCGTCACCAAGCTCTACCCTGACCTCGTGGCCTATCCTCCGGACACTAACCTCGGTCACGCAGCGCAGAAACCTGTTGATCTCTTCCTTGATCTTCTTCGCAGGTCTGTGCATCCTGGAGATACTGTCCTTGATCCGTTTTCTGGTTCCGGTACTATCTTCCCCGCAGCTCATATCCTTAAGTGTGCGGCTACTGGTATTGAGCTTGACCCTGCATCTTACGGTATTGGCGTTAAGCGGATTGAAGCGTTGAAGGCGCAGATGGAGCTGATGGTATGAACCTCATCCCCTTGGTAGGGAAACTGGAACTAACTCGCGGGGCATTCAAGATTGCCGTCGGGGAACTCCAACACATTGAAGAGGAGAATATAGAAGTACTTCTTCTTACCCATTCAGGGAATTCGAAAATGGCCCTCGAAATTAAGAACCACTTCGAATCCCTTCGTGCAAGAGGTAGCCGAGCCGAAGGTGCCTTTGTAATTCCAAAGGTCATAAACATCTGGTACCACGATGGACTCAGTGAAACTTGCTGGCTGGTCCTTGGAACTGAAAATGTAATCTATTCCCCGGGAGTATAGTATGATTCGAGGTGAGGGGCCTATCCCATCAAGGATAATGATAGTCACGGATATGGCGGAGTGGGATTACCACGGGAACCCTGTTCTGATTAGGAATACGAATGCAGCGGAACTTACAAAGATGCTGCAGGAGGCGGGGATACTGCGAAGTGAATGCTATCTGACGACAATAGTGAAACATCCCTACCGCGACCTGACGGAGATCATAGCGAAGACGAAGAAGGAAACCACCCCCGCTCATGTGAACTTCTGGGGGAAGTCCGTCCTTCCCTGCGTAGTCAATGGGTACAAAGAGCTCCTCACCGAGATCGAGATGGTGCAGCCGAACCTGATCGTCACCCTCGGGCAGTTGTCCCTCCTTGCCCTGACCGGTGCCTGGGGAGTTATGAAGTGGCGGGGGAGTCATCTCTCGGTAAGAGAAGGGAATATCAAGGCCAAGGTAATCCCTACGCTCTCCCCGCTCAGCGTGTTCCGCGAATGGGCTAATCGTTCCCTTGTAGTATCCGACCTCCGCCGGGCAAAGCGGGAGATGACATCTCGGGAATACTCGGACAAGCCCGAGTGGAAATTCCATGTCCGGCCCTCGCTTGAGACTGTCAACGGCATCTTCAACTCCCTCTCCGAAACTGCCGAGAAGGAACCCCTCTGGCTTGACTTCGACATTGAGACTCGCGGGGGGCACATCGCTTGTGTAGGGATATCGTGGAGTCAGACGGAGGGCATCTCAATCCCCTTCATGTGTGTGGAGAATAAGGAGGGCTATTGGACGCTTGAAGAAGAAACCTACATCATCTATCGTTTCTGGAAACTTACCACCCACCCGAATGTAAAGTGTCGTTGGCAGAACGGACTCTTCGACGCGCAGTTCATCTATCGCAACTGGCACTTCATCCCGAATCACGGCCAGGATACGATGATCTCGCAGCACAGTTTATTCTGCGCACTCCCGAAAGGCCTCTCCTTCATCGCATCCCTGTTCTCCCCCTGGTATGTCTACTGGAAAGACGAGGGGAAGACTTGGGGGAAGGATACCGGGGAGGAACAACTATGGGAATACAATCTCCAAGACTGTGTCTACACCCGCGTCATTGGGGAGGAACTTACCAAGGCCCTCACCGCAATGGGACTAGATAAGGTCGACGCATTCCAGCAAGCTATGTTCACGCCAGTACTCCGGGCTATGCTCCGGGGAGTCCGAGTCCGGGAGGAAGTCGCGGGTCAGATGGCTGTGGAAATCCAAGAGGAACTATCCAACCGTGAAGCCTTCCTCTACTCCCTCCTCGGCCACTCGATCAACATCGCCTCGCCCAAGCAAATGCAGGCCCTCTTCTACGACGACCTGAAGCAACCCGTTATAAAGAATCGCAAAGTCATAAACGGTATCACCGTCATGCGCCCGAGCTGTGATGACGAGGCCCTCCAAAAGATTGCCGCGAAGGAGCCCCTTCTCCGCCCTATCACCAACGCTATCGCAGATATGCGAACCCTTGGCAAGTTCCTCAACGATTTCGTCATGATGAAGAGAGACGCCGATGGAAGGATGCGCTGCTCGTTTAATATCGCTGGAGACGCCGGGGGTAAATCCGCGCCTTATTCTTACAGATTGTCTAGTGGAAAAAATCCATTCGGCGGTGGAGGGAATCTGCAAACAATCCCCTCAGATAAATCCAAGTCAGCTGGTAAGGCTAAAGCTCGAGGTTCCATTGACTTCACCCTACCCAACATCCGTTCTATGTACGGTCCTGATAACGGATTTACTTTCTTCGACATGGACCTTGATAGAGCTGACCTTCAAGTCGTAGTTTGGGAGACGAATGATGAAATGCTTAAGCATGCCCTCCACTTGGGTACAGATATACACCTGCTCAACGTCTACGTCCTCGACGGACACGAACCGCCGCCTCTCGAAGAGCTTGTTGAAACTCACCCAAAGTATCCAGATCATCGAGGCCCGCGGAAACATAAACGGGAGTTTGCGAAAGTATTC